CAGGTCGAGGTCGATGCCGTCGAAGCGGTGCACCTGTTTGCCGGCGCCGATCTGCACCAGGAACGCTCGGCCGCGCGCGGCGTCGATCAATCGCTGGATCGCGGTGCAATCCGGCAGCAGTTCGCGCCCGAAGCCATCGGTTCTCCCCATCGGCGCGCGCGGCATCTGCACCGCGATGACAGGCAGCCCGCCGGCCTGCCTCCGCACCTGCTCACCGATGTCGCCAGTAGCGCGCCACTCGATCGCGAGCTCGGTGTCGGTCGGCACCCTGGCTGTGATGCACACATCCTGCCATTGGCGTGTCGGCTGCGGCTTGCGCGCGCTGTAGTGCGCCAGGATGTCGATGCGATCGCGCCGGAACGGCACACACTCGACCGGCAAGAAGCGGTACACATCCGGCCATGCCGTCGCGACCTTGAGCTGCACCCCCTGCGCCACGAGAAAGCGTGCGACGGCGTGCACGTAGATGGCATCCCCGATGCCCATGCCGCCGCGAATGGTCTTCACGCTGTCTGCGCCTCTGCCTGCAGCGCCTGCTGCAGCTCGCCGCGCGCGAAGCACTTCAGCGCCGTGCGCCGGCTGCAGTTGATCACCTTCACCTGTTTCTCGGCCGCGCGCTTGGCGACCTGTTCGAACTGATAGTGCCAGTTCTGCATCGAGTGGCAGTTGGACATGCCCTTCGGATGATCACCGTGCCAGTGCGCCTCGCCGAGCGGCCCGCGCCTGCAGTCGAACCCGAGCAGCAGTATGCGCGCCGCGCGCGCGCTGATCGCCAGCGAGATCGCGCAGGCACCAGAGTTTCCGAACCTGGTGAACCACGGTGCGGCGTGCGTAGTCTCGATGCCGAGCCTGGGCCCGACATCGGTCCCTGTGATCAAGCGGCCTCGGAAGACCTGCCGCGCCTCCGGCAGGTGCTCCCGCCACCACCGCGCATCGAAGCCGAACAGGATGTCTGCCCACGGCGCAATGCGAAAGCTCGTGTTCGTGACGATCGTCGGCAGGCCGGCGGACCGGACGGCCTCGCAATCCTCCTGCGTGAGGCTCGGACCGCTGGCGATGCAGGCGACCGTCCGGCCAAGCCAGTCAGGCCGCGGTGCCGCCTGCATTGAGCCCAGACGATGCCATGAGAGTAGCGAAGCGGTTTCGCTCGTCTGGCAGAACCGCCTCGATGTTGTAGATCGTGCCGCCATCGCTGACTGCCCGCAGCGCGGCGCTGAAGTCTGGCCGATACCTGACACTGATGCGGTGCGTCACGCGCGAATTCACCGTCTGCGCGGCCAGTAGTTCGCGCCCCGACAGCGTCTCGAGCCGGCACGGCATGCGCGGATTCGCATCGAAGGCGTCTTCCCAGGATTCCACGAGCGCGCCGTCGGAGTCCTGATCGGCGACATAGCGCTCGAAGCGCAGCCAGTGGCGGAGCTGGCCGGATTCCGTCATGCCATCCCCAGCAGCACGCGCCACGGGCGCAGCAGCGCCTCGGCGCCGTTCTGCGCGTCCTGCGACAGCGTGCCGCGGTTGCGGTGCAGGTCCTCGACCACGATCAGCACGGCGGCCCGGATCGCCCCAGGCAGCGGCCCGGCGCCGTCGCTGTTGTCCTCGTCGCCCTCGGCAGCGTAGCCGGCGACATACTGGCACTTGACCGCGTTCGGCGACTGAGCCGTGAGACTCGGCCACGATGAGACCGGCCGGAGCTTGGCCTTGTCGCCGTAGGTGTCGACGGTGTAGTCGACGTCCTGCTCGAGCGCACCGTCGCTGTCGTCGACGCCGAACCACTGCACAGCGATCAGCGGCGGGTACGGGATTTCGATGTCTGGCTGCAGCTGCTGGCTTGGCTCGACCAGCCACGGATAGGTGCGGCGAGGGTAGTCATCGAGCGCGAACTGGTACGTGCGGATCAGCAGCGATCGGCCTGTGAATCGCTCTGCGTGGTCGGTGGCGGCATCCAGGTAGCCCAGCAGCAGATCGTCGTCAGGGTGCGTCTCCACGCCGTCGCTGTCGACGTCGATGGGCACGATCTCGCACTGCTTGCGGCACGTGGCCAGCGTCAGCAGCCGGTGTTCGGCGCGGTCGATGATCTTCGCGCTGATCGGATTCATTTGTCGGCATCCTTGCCGCGGCGCACTGCGAGGCGCCAGTCGCCGGAGTCTCCTGGGCGCGCCTTCGTGTCGGCGCGCGCGATGTAAATCTGCCCGCCGAAGGTCACGGCGTCGCCGCGCTCGTACTGCTGTTCGGCGCGCCAGGTCTCGCGGTCGACGATCACCGGCAGGCGCAGCACGCAGCGTTTCTCGCGGCCGCCGGCCGACAGGGTGAGGTGCAGCGCGCGGTCGTCGACCAGCTCGGCCTCGAACTCGAAGTCGTCCAGGCCGACGCCGTCGCGCCCGTCGCGGCCCGGCGTGCCGTCGCGAGGCAGTGGAACGAGTCCCATGGCGTCGCGCTGGCGCTTCTCAGCCTCGCGCTCGAACTCCAGCGCCCACTCTGCGAAGCGCTGGCGCATCAGGTCGCGCACTTGCTCTGGCGTGACGCTGGCGCCGTCCTGGCCGTTCGAGCCATCGGCGCCGCGCTGGCCGGCGATGCCCTGCTCGCCTCGGTCTCCGCGGTCGCCCTTCTCGCCACGCTCGCCGCGCAGCATCTCGATCATCTCGCGGTCGGCCTTGATGATCTCGGCCACTTCGTGCAGATCGATGATCGGGGTGTCGCCGTCCTTCCCTGGCGGACCCCGTTCGCCATCCTTGCCGTCTGCCGGCCTCGGCAGCGCCGCCACCGCGCGCGCGACCTCCGCCGCGACCAGGGTCTGCACAGCCTCGAGCGACACGCTGACGCCGTCGCGGCCATCCTTGCCATCGCGAGCAGCAGGCATGGCGCGCACGCTGCGCTCGACCAGGCCGGCCAGCAGCGGCTCGACGTCGGCCGCTGTGATCGACTTGCCGTCGATGCCGTTCGCGCCGTTGGCTCCGTCGGCGCCATCCTTGCCATCGCGCGGCTTCGGGATGCGGACCGCGGCGCGCTGCGCGATGTCGTCCAGATCGATTGCGGGCGGCGGCAGACCGGCGACCGCCTTGGCGATCGCGGAGTCTACATAGCGCCGCGTCTGGGCGAACAGCCCGTCAGCGAGCTTTTCTGCGTCCATGTGATCCTTCAGTGCAATCGCTTCGAGAACTGAGCTGCGAGGAGCAGCAGCAGCAAGTCGTCTTCTTCGATCAGCCGCCGGCGCAGCGCGTCGCGCATGTCTGGCGGCAGGACGAAGACGCCGCCGCCGCCTGGTGATGGCGCAGGCGCCGGTCCCTCGCTGATCGCAGCGCCGGCGCCGCCGGTCCACCACGCAAGCAGGGATCGGTATCCCGGCGCGACCTCTGGCGCCGCGGGCGGAACAGCGCCACCACCGACCCACCAGCAGTGCGGACGGTGGCCGGGTTGGACCGCTCCGCCGGAAGGCGGCACGCCTGCGCCACCGACCCACCACCCGTGCGGGCGATGACCTGGCTGGACGCCTGAAGCAGGCGGCACGCCTGCGCCGCCAGCCCACCAGCAGTGCGGCCGCATTCCCGGCTGTGCCGATGATGCGGCCGGAACACCGGCGCCGCCGACCCAGAAGAATGCACCGAACCCTGCCACATCACGGGCCGGCCGGGTCGGTGCCTGTCACCGGTTGGGCGGCGCCATCGGTCGACAGCTGCTGCGTCCAGCTCGTGGTGCTGTCGTCTTCCTTGGTGATCGTCTGCACGCCGTCGCTGTCGATCGTCCACTTGTTGCGCAGGATCCGCAGCGCCTGGCGCGGCGTGCGAACAGATGTGCTGCCGCTGTCTGCACCGGTGGCCATGTTGCGGTCGAGCAGCGCGTCGGCGTTCTCGACAGCGGTCGGCAGCGCGTCGATCGCTGCGAGCACGGCGTCATCCGCAGCAGCGAGTCCGGCGGCGAATTCGGCGTTAGTCGGCAGGTCGTCGACACTGGTCTGGCTCGCGCGGCTGCCGACGGTGGCATTCATGTTCGTGCCGATGATGAATCCGGCTTGACCAGCGCCGTAGGAACCAGGCAGTGCCGTGATCCACGGATCACCGGCGGCGCCGGCGGCGCTCAAAGCCTCCGCCGTGCTGCCACTGGTGCCGCTGTGATCGGCAATCGCCTCCTCCCAGACTGCGTCGGCGATAGCGGCTGCGGTCGGGCCGCTGCCGCTGGGCGCGTTCTCCAGCGCGAGGGTCGTGAACTGGTAATTGCCGTCGGTGTCGCCGAGCTCGAGCGTGGTGTCGAGCTTGTCTGTCGTGACCTTGATCGCGTCGACGACGCCGTCGACCGTGTCGACGCTCGTCTGCGATGCCCGAGCGTCGAGGATGTTGTCGAGCCGGCCGCCGTTGGCCCAGTCGGTTTGCAGTTCGTTCGTGTCGGCCAGGATGGCTGCGATCTCGGTGTCGAGGTAGCCGGCAACCGTCGCCAGATCGGCTGCACTCGCCAGCGAGGTCAAGCCAGCGCCCGTGCCGAGGTCGGTCGCACCCATGATGGTTTCGCCGGGGTCGTGGCTTGACAGCGTGTTCAGCGCGCTCGCGTCGATGCGCGTCGCGTCATCGACCACCGCATCGCGAATCTGGTTCGTCGCGTCGCTGCCCTCGATCAGCGTCGTGTTCACCTCTGGCCGGCCGCCGCTGAATGTGCCGTTAACGCCGCCGAACTGCGTGACGTTGGCCGCGACCGGTGCCGCTGTCGACGTTGGCGGGCCGGCCAGTATCTTGTATGTGATCGTGCCGCTTGGTTTCACTGTCCACGCCGGATCGACTGTGACGGTGTCGCCGGACAGTGCGTTGTCGGTGATCTGGCGCGTTTGCCAGTAGCCCTGCGTCGAGCCGAGCACCAGCAGAGTCGCGCCGATCAACGTGTCGTCGGCGAATGCTGCCGCGGCGCGGAGCACGAGCCCGGTGCTGCTGGCGGATTGCGCCGTGCCTTGGTCGACGATGCCGGCCCACGGCACCGGCCCCGCTGTGTCGTCAAATGCGTTTTCGAGGTTGTCGGCCGCCGTGCTGTCGCCGCTGATCTGCACGACGTTGGCCGGCATGTTTGCCGTCTCGAGATTCGAATCGACAAGCCTCACCCTGCCGCCGATGAACACGCCGCCTGTAACCGTGCCGCCGAAATCGACGTGATTCACACCGGTCGCGAACGCGGCGTCAGGCAGATCGAGACGATAGTCGCCGTCGGCGATGTGCAGGAACCCGCCGTCCGAGTGCGCGGTCGTGAGCGCCGCAAGCGTCGCCTCAGTGATCGAAGTCAGCGCGGCGCCCTCGCGCCGATACCACAGCGCGATGCCGGAACTGTTGAAGACAACGTCCGTTTTCGGCGCGCCGGTTGTCGCGTCGATGCAGCGCAGCGTTACCGATCGATCGGTGCTGCCCTTCGTGACGATGTCGTGCAGTGCTGCCATTGCGTTTACCCGTGGTGATGCATCATCTGGGGAAGGATGGACTCATCGGCAGCCTCGGCAGCATTGATGACGAATGCGTAGATGCGCCAATTCACGCTGTGCCCAGGTTCGGCCGAAGCGACGTCCACCGACATCGTCGTTGTGGTGCCGCTGGCCACCAGCTCGGTCACGATCATCGCGGCGTAGCCGCCCATTACGGCGCCATCGACTTCGTAGCGCGATGTCGCGCCGCCAGCAGCAGCCAACGTGATGTTTGTGCTGATCGACTGGTTGTGCGACATGCACACAGCGATCACCGTGTCGCCCACTTCGGTCGTCACATCGACAGTCGCTGTGGCTGTGCCGCCAGGGTTGGAGGTGCCACCCGTGGCGCTCACCGGCGTGCCGGCCGGAGTGGTCTGATCCACCCCGGTGTAGGACAGCATGGCGATGCACGCCTCGCCCTGGCTCGCGCCCCAGTTGCCGTAGGCTGTATTGCTCTCGGCCGTTGGCGCAATGAGTCTCCACGCTGAGACGTTCGCGTGCGTCGAGCCGATCGGCTGCGTGCTGCCCACCTGCGTCAGCGCGTCGCCGCCGGATCCGCGCCATTTCATCCCGGTGTGCGACGCGGCTGCGGAATCGCCGGTGCTCATGAAACCGAACAGGCAGCGGTCAGACCCTGCCGCTACGGTCCACGAGCCGGAGGTCAGGCTCGTGACGCCGGCGCCCGAACTGGTCGCCGGGCAGACTGCGTCGAACGCGATCGCCATGTCAGCCTTCCCAGAGCGACGGCGACGACGCCGGAAACGACGGGTGGTGGCCGCTGCCGCTCTTGTCTGTCACGTCGCTCGGCGTGGGGTTAAGGTTGAGATACCAGGGCGTTCGCGAGCTGCCGGGGTTGGCAATCTCGCTCGCAATGGGCGCGGTGTTCGCAACGGTCGCAGGAGCTTCGGACCCGAGCAGCGCGTCGTAGAACTGCATGCCGCGGATGATTCCTTTGAACTGTTCGCGGCCCTGATAGCCGCCCCAGCTCGCCGTGTTCGCGTCGTTCGGTGGCGCCTCACCCACGACAATCGAAGGCGTTGGCGGGTCTGTCGACGCCCAATCGGATGAACCCTCGATCTCGTAAGCCATGATCCCGTCGGCCCCGTTGCTCGAGACGAACAGGTCCCAGTCGTAGATGAACTCGTGATGACACGATGTGGACGACTCGCGCCATGCCCGGAAGACCTGCGTGTACCAGCGGTTCCACTCTGGGGCCGGGCCTTCGATGTCGAACGAGCCGACCGAGATTTCCCAATTCTGGCCACCGACGAACGGGTATGGGTGGCCACCGTAATAGGTGTTAGCGACGCTACTATCCCAGCCGAAATCCCCGTAGTTGCCCCAAAAGAAGGTTGTCCAGTAGGCCGGATTCGTCGCGGCGCTCTTCGGCCCCTTGGGGTAGATGCGGAAGATGTACGTCGCGTCGTAGATCGGAAACGGATTCAGCCAGCGCAGCACGCGTTGCGTGTTGCCGGTCTCGTTGCCGCCCCACTCCAGGCCGGTGACAGGATCGGTATCAGGTATGACGGGACGCAAGCCACGCGAGGCCGCGATAACCGAGATCGAAGGAACCCGCATTCAAAGGACTGGCGATGTTGGAATGATGTTCGCCGCGACGATCAGGTTGTCGCCATCGCGCACCGGCGTGATAGACAGCAGCGGCGCGCCGGTCTCGTCTTCCACGTCGATGCGCAGGGTTAGCTTCGTCACTTCGTCACGCTCGAAAAAAGCCATCGCCCTGACGAGCGTTGCGTCTCGGCCGTTCAGACCGTCGGCGCCGCGCTGGCCGTCGGCGCCGCGTTCTCCCTTCGGCCCGCGCGCACCGTTCAGTCCGTCGCGGCCATCGCGCCCGTCGCGCGGCGGACGTGCGCGGTCAGCCAATCGCTGCCGTGGCGTGTCGTTCGAAGGCATGGAGCAACGCCGCGGCGTCTTGTGCGGCCTGGCGTTCCGCTTCGCGCTCGGCGCGCTGGGCCTCGATCTGGCGCTGCTGCTCGGCCTGCGCGGCAGTGACTTGCTCGAGCAGCGGGCGAATGGCCGCCACAGCGGCAGTCGCGGCGCGCTCGGCGGCCTTCTCGGGGTCTGGTGCTGGCGCCGGTGCTGGTGCCGGTGCAGGCGGCTTGGCAGTCGCGAAAGGGTCGTCCTTCGCGTCGCGCTTGGCCAGCGCTTCGAGACTGAAATTCTGCTGCTGGAGGTAAACAGCGTCGCCACCAGGCACCGGTGCGCGGTTGAAGCGCCGGCGCGACTCGTTCGGTTTCCCGATGCCGAATTTCACCAGGTCGCCCTCGACCTCGGCCGCGGTCTTCGTGTCCATGCGAAGCAGGTCATCGAGGTCGAACTCGACGCGGAATTGCCCCTTGTCGAGCAGGCCGAGCGCGTCATCCTGCAGGTTCTCGAACGCCTCGATATGAGGCTGCAGGCAGGTGCTGTAGTACCACTGCGTGAGCGCCTGCACGTTCTCGAAGCCAGGCATCTCGCCGATGCCGACCATGAACCGCGGCACGTGGTACGCGCTGCAGACCTGTTCGGCGGAAAGGTTGAGCTGGTCGACGAGCTGCGCATTCTCCGGCGTGACAGCCATCGACTCATACTTGAGCGAATCTCCCAGCACCGCTACCTTGCCCATGTTGCCGGCCCGGTAGTTCGCTTCCCATTCGCGTTTTAGACGTGCCGCGGTCTCGTCGTCTATCTTGTTCGGCGCCGTCAGGATGCCGCTCGGGCGACTCATGTTCGCGAAGAATTTGGCGCTGTTCTCCTGGATTTTCAGACCCTGCCGCGCGGCCAGGCCGGCAGCGAACAGAGGCGACACACCGACCAGCGGGTGGAACAGGCAGTTGAATCGGTCGTGAATGACCTCGCTGGCCGGCACAGCGACGTGCGTGGCATGGATGTGCGACAGGTCGTCGGTGCGCAGTTCGTAGAACACCGAGCCGTCGGGCGCGACCAGTGGCGTGCACCGCGACCAGTCGAGCACGTACTCACGCACGACGACGCCGCGCGCGTCGCGTTCCTTCAGCGCGAGCGTGTTGCCGCACGTCGACTTGGACAGCGACCAGGTCTCGACGAACTGCTGCATCGACTGAAAGTGATTCGGCCGGCGCAGAAACCCGCTGTTCCACGGCAGCGACCTGTCGCGGTTCGCGATCCAGATGTCGTCGGCCTCGACGTACTCGCGCAGGCCGACGCGCAGCTTGGCTTGATCGCTTGCGATCTGCGTTGTGCACGCCCAGACAGCGTAGTGCGCGAGCGCCTTGTCGGGCGACAGCGGAATGTCGCGCTGAAAGTCGAAAGGCTCGCGCTCGCCGCTCCAGCTCAGCAGGCTCGTCCAGCCGCGCGAGCCGTCGACCATCGACAGCCCTTGCGGCGCGCGCTGCCTGAACGCCGAAACGGCGGCGAGCACGCGATCGCGCAGTTTCAACGCCCGGCCCTCATGTCGCGCCGCTTGTACGTGCCGGGCTTGGCCTTCGCAGGCTTCTTTCGCTTGGCACCAGCTTCGCGCGGCTGCAAGGCGCGATTGAGTTCGGCAGGCGAAAGGCGCTTGGTCATGGCGCTGTGTCCCACGTGGATCTGAGAAAAACCGCCCGGGGCGAACCCCGGGCGGCTGTGAATGGGCACCATGGATGCCCTGGAGGAGACCCCAATCAGCTCGTCACGCCGCCGTATTCGGCATTGGACAGCACAGTGACCGCGGTCGAGCGGCGCTTGGCGAAATTGATGCCGCGCACCACCTTGAAAGCCACCGATTCGGTCTGGAACATCGACACGGTATGCGATGCCATCGCGGTCGGCGTGTCCGATGCACCGGCCGGCGCGTCGTTCATTTCGATCGTGGCCACGTCGCTGAGGTCGAGCTCGACGCCGGTGTCGCCGATTTTCCAGATGTCCCGCGGCCGCATCAGGATGATGTCGCCAGGCGTCACGTTGTCGCCGACGAAGACCGGGCGACCCATGAACGTGCCGCCGTTCTCGTTGATGCCGGGGAACGCTGGCTGCGAGAAGGTGTTCACGAACGAGCCGAGCGCGAGACCCTGCGCCGGGTTCATCACGAACACGAGGCCGGAAGCCATCTTGTTCGTCACGAACGGGTACGCGAGCGCCTGCATGTCGGCACGCACTGCCGCCTCGTCGGCGCCGCTTGGCACCAGCGCCGTCAGACCGTTGAGCATGCCGGCCGGCGAGACGCCAGCCGAAGCCGCGGTCGCGCTGAAAAACGTCGTGTCCACTCGTTGGGCACTCGCTTCGCCGATCGTGTCGCGCACGTAGAGTTCGCCGGATGGCGACGAGTCGCGAATCCACTCTTTCGAGCAGACCGCGAGCGCGCCGACCTTCAGCGGGGTCAGCTCGACGTCGCTGAAGTCCGCTTTCGACACAGGGATGGCCTTCGATTCGCCGACCCAGTAGCCGGTCGCGGCGCCGTCTTGACCCTTCACGTGGATCCGCGGCGGCACCGGGCGCAACGGCAGGCGATCGAACACGGTGAGGCCGTACAGGAACTCGATGAAGTCGCCCGTGTAGCGCGTGTCCGACTGCGCCAGTTCAGCGCCCCACTCGCCCGAGCCGGTGCCGGCGCCAGCGACGGCCGCGCGGATGTACTGCACGAGCTTCGGGTGCGTGTTGCCCCAGCGCTGTTTGGCGATGTCGCCGGCGGGCACGAAGTTGCCCTGCTTCAGCATCAACGCCGACGCCGCCTTCGCGATGGCCAGGCGAACGAAGCTCTGGCCCCTGAACTTGTCCTCAGGGTCTTCCTTGCGCACCAGGATCGTCGGGCCGCGCGACTGGCGCTGGCCGTCCGGGTCGTCCGTGCCCGTGCGAACGCGCGTCGCACCTGCGGCCTGGCGCTCGTTGTGGCGAGCGACCATGATGTCGTCATTCAGTTGCTCGATGTCGGCGTCGAGCTGCGCCAGTTCCGTGCGCTCGACGTCGGTGAACGAGCGGTTTTCCTTCTGCTTGAGCTCGATGAGCTCGCCCGATCGCGCCGACTTCGTGGCGCGTTCTTCGATCATTTGCTGCAGCGTTTTCACTGCTGTGCCTTTCGTGGTGTTGCCCGACGGGGCAGTGATGCGCGCCGCCGCGCGCTGCTCGAGGCCCGACAGGGCACGCAGCGCGGCGTCAGCCGACTTGATGGAGGTGATCGTTGC